AATAGTAACATTATCGGAACATGTATCAGGCAATTCGTATGCATCTATCATATGCTGCAATTGCTCTACCGGAATAGAACCACGTGGTTCGTTTTCCCTAGCCTGATTTACTGCCATAATCGTTTCTGTGGGAATATCAAATGCCGTAATGGTTACCTCTATTTCTGAGTCCAGAGCGGTATTCACATAATCCAGAACATCACGCCTAGCTTTATCACTAAGCAGGCAAGCTACAAAATGCACCTTTTCTGCGTTTGGTTCCTGTAATGCCTCTACTAGGGCTTCCAGTGATTCG